GTAGTAACAAATGATCGTGTAAAGAATCCACAAACAGGTGCATGGGAAGACCGTGATACATCTTGGTGGACAGTGAAGGCTTGGAAGACTCTTGCAGAGCAGGCTAAGGCTACTTTGAAAAAGGGACAAGAAGTAATTATTGTTGGAACAATCTATCAAGAAAATTGGACAGATAGTTCTGGAGCAGCAAGAACATCCTATGAGATCAATGCTGAATCACTTGCATTAACAATGCACAGTTTGACAAGAGACATGCCAGGTATTGCTACTGCAGCACCACAGGTTGCCTCTGAGCCAGCAGAAGATCCATGGAAAAAGGTTAATGTCTAATTTCGATGATCTAACTGATGATCAAAAGTCACAGGTAATGAATTTAGTTATCTTAACTGTGAAAGAGATTAGAGAACAAATTGCTAACGACATTGAGTATACATACGAAGTATGGGCAACACATGGCAAAGCAAAAAGTCGTAGAACTAAAAAGGCATTTGAGGTCTGTGCAGATATTGCAAGAGGCTTAAATGAAAAGATAGTTGAATAGCGAACAAGAGTTAGAGGGGTGGGCGGAAGCAAACAATATTCCGCTCTCCCCTGAACTTTATCTTGCAAACCAAAGAGCATTAATTCTTCAAGAACTAGACATGGTTGGTGTGCGTGTTGACCTTCCTGGTGCATTTCTGGAATCATTGGACTCACAACAGTTTGCTGAAGTAGTTGCTGGTGCTGCCTATAGGGCAGTTAATAGAAAAAAACGATAGGGTATACTTTTAATATGATGATTACAGTTGAAGCACGAAAAAAGATAGCAGAGTTAATTTTGATTAGTCAAGAAGCAATGCCAGATTATAAGTTATTTTTAAGAATCACTGCTATTTTAGATGATAGTTCTAAAATAAAGCACCAAACATATTTTGATTACGAAACAAGAGAAGATGATGCAGTCATTGCCTATCCTGGTTTTGATCTTAGGATAGATAAGTTATCATTGCCTTATCTTGATGAGGCTACCATTGATTACTTAGAATCAAACGGTACCGTTGAATTTATTATAGACAACCCAAACAAAGAATAGTCGTACTCCAGTGGACAAAGATTTCACTAATAAGTTAGATGGTTTTGGACCACTCTATATAATTAATCTAAAGCGACGTACTGATAGGTATGAGCGCATGATGAATATAATTAACAACAACAACATAACTGATTATACCTTTATTGAGGCAGTAGATAGTCAAGAAAACATTGATCACTTAATAGACAATGTTGAGAACAGACATCGTGCAATTCCAAAAGATGCTGAGATTGCAACAACAATTTCTCATATAAAAGCAATAGAGCACTGGATAAATACATCAGATAGTGAGTACGCAATTTTTGCAGAAGATGATTTGTCTGATGAAACAATTAAGCATTGGCCATGGACATGGAAAGAATTTATCTCTGGTATAAATTTTGATTACGATGTTCTTCAGTTATGCCAGACCCAGTTTACAAAAATAGATTATAAAATCCATAAGAGAATGGGTCATGACTATAGCGCAGGTTTATATATTTTAAAGCGTGAACATGCCAAGGGTATCTTAGATAGAATGATTTATAATGGTAAGTATAAGGTTAATAATCATAGGGCAAAGGTTTTAGCAGATCATACCGTCATTTTTGGCAATACAAAGAAGGCTTATTCTTGTAGTTTGTTTACTTATAATACCGATACTGTTTCTGACGTAAATCCAAGTGGAGAAAGACTTCATAAAAAATCAAGAGACATGGTTCTTCTTTTTTGGAAACAAAATACACTGTCTTTAAAGGATTTTGTAGGTAATCATGAAAAGTGATATAATGGTTTTTCTAGTCTTTATTGATAGATCTGCACCGCCTGCAGTATAAACATAGGCGACGACCTGAGCATGTCGCTACATAAACTGCTCACTTGACTTATATGGACAGTTGTAGTACAATTAATATAGAGAAAAGGGGTGGGCAAATGCCACACAGCGTTAAAGAAACAATCACACTAGGTTGGTGTGATGGTGGTATTGTTGAAGGTCGCTTTGCAAGCGGTATTGCTAATACAATAATTGAAGCACCAAAGCATAAGATTAATATTGATAACACTATTCGTGTAAATGGTAATCAAATTGCACGACAAAGACAGTCTTTGTTTGATTTCTGGGCAGACGTGTCAAAGAGTGAATGGTTGCTCTGGGTAGACTCAGACATTGTTATAAACCATGAAGTTGTGAAGATGTTATGGGAAGTTGCAGACAAGAAAACAAAGCCAATCGTTACAGGTACATACTTTGTTTCCAGCCAAAACGAACAGACATTGATGGAGCCAGTTCCTTCTTTGTACATGGAAACAGGCGATGAATTTCAAACACAGATTGTTCATCCACTTCCAGAGAACAAAGTTATTCCAGTAGATGTTGCTGGATTTGGTTTAATGCTTATGCATAGATCTATTATTGAGCCAGTAAGACAGGCTGCTGAAGGCTATTCCGTTTTTGGAGAGAAGCAAAACCCTGGTGCTAAGTTTGTTAGTGAAGATGTTGCTTTCTGTCGTTATGTAAAGAAGGCTGGTATTCAGTTGTATGCACACACTGGTGCAGTTGTTCCACACATGAAAAAATTCTCATTTGATAAGAACTACTACAATATTTATTGGAGTGGTATTGCTGATGGAAAGATCAGAAAGCCAGGACGTGGTTTAGTTGACAAAGAACCGACTAAAGAAAAAGATGGTGTGTCTTAAAGACACTTGGGGCAATAGCCAAGTTGGTTAAGGCACCGAACTCATAATTCGGCTATCCTAGGTTCAAGTCCTAGTTGCCCTACAATTGGTCTGTAACTCAGTTGGCAGAGTGGGAAACTGTTAATTTCCAAGTCGTAGGTTCGAGTCCTACCAGACCAGCACGGAGATATTGCATAGTGGTAGTGCGTAACCTTGCCAAGGTTAATGTGCGAGTTCGATTCTCGCTATCTCCTCAATGAAAACATGCAGCAAGTGTAAACTTGATTTAAACAACTCAGAGTTTTCACCATCTTCTGGTGGTAAATATTTAAGACCTGAGTGTAAGCAGTGTGCAAAAAAATTAGCAAAGCGTAGAGAAGAATTAAAAAAAGAGTTTGGTTATCCTGTTAATGATTATCTTTGCCCAATATGTTTAAAGAATGAAGATGAATTAAAGGGTACTGGAGGAAATGCTAGTATTTGGGTAGTTGACCACGATCACGATACAGATAAGTTTAGAGGACATATTTGCCATAACTGTAACCGTGGACTTGGTGTTTTTCAAGATAGCATTGAAAGACTTCAAAGAGCAATTAAATATTTATCTCTGTAACTCAGCGGAAGAGTGACACCCTTCTAAGGTGTAGGTCGCAGGTTCGATCCCTGCCAGGGATGCTATAATAGATTAAAACAAAGGGGTAATCTTGGCACGTATAGTTTTCTTGGGTAATTTTGAAGTAGAGTATAGTAGTGAGAATCATCATGCTAAGTCTTTAGAGGCTCTTGGTCACACCGTTGAAAAGTTACAAGAGCGTGTAGCAAGAACAGAAGTAATCCTAAATCATGCATTAAACAGCGACCTTTTTATATGGGTTCACACGCATGGTTGGAAAACTACTGGCAAGATTACGATGGACTCAGTATTGGCCAGATTAAAAAAGGCTGAAGTTCCTACAATGACATACCACCTTGATCTATGGTTTGGATTAGACAGACAAAAAGATTTAAGCAAAGATAACTTTTATAAAACAATTGGACATTTCTTTACAGTAGATAAATTAATGGCAGACTGGTTTAATGAAAACACAGAAGTCAAGGGGCATTTTATTCCTGCTGGGGTATATGATAAAGAATGTTATATACACAAGGACTATAACTCAAGATACTTTGATCATGATATTATTTTTGTTGGTAGCAAAAGATACCACCATGAGTATCCATATAGGCCACAACTAATTGAGTATTTAAAAAGCAAGTATGGCAAAAGATTTTTGCATGTAGGTGGAGATGGTGACACTGGAACAATACGTGGAGAAGCATTAAATAAAATTTATGCAAGAACAAAAGTTGCTATTGGTGATAGCCTTAACATAGGATTTAAGTATCCTTACTACACTAGTGATAGATTGTTTGAAAGTACTGGTCGTGGTGGCTTTACTATCTACCCTCGCATTCAAGGCCTTGAAGAATACTTTGAAGATGGCAAAGAAATTGTTTTTTATGAACATGGAAACCTTGAAGACCTATCAAGTAAGATAGATAAGTATTTGGAAGATGACGCTGAGCGTGAAAAGATACGCATGGCTGGACACGAAAAAACAAAGAACGATCACACCTATTTAAATAGATGGACAGAAATAATGAATGAGTTAGGAATAAAATGAATAGCATAGCAATTACTGGAGCAACGGGACTATTGGGTTCACACCTATCAAACTATTATTTATCTTTAGGCTGGGACGTATTCGTTTTGTTAAAAGACGAGCATAGCCGAACAGAGTTATCAGATAAAGTTAATAAAGTATATGGAAGCATTAATAACAAAGCAGACATAGACTTCTTGATAGAAAAATCAAGACCAGACTACTTTATTCATCTTGCAGCACAGACACAAGCCTATGACTCAATTAAATATCCCTACAATACTTTTTATACTAACCTAGTTGGTACACTAAATGTTCTTGAATCATTAAGAGAATATAAAAACTGCAAGTCTATCATTGTTGCATCTAGTGACAAAGCCTACGGGGAACTGGTAAATGACGAATACTTTGAAGATCATATTCTTAATGGTATATACCCATACGATGCATCCAAAACTATCACAGACATAATGTGCAATTCATATAGAAATACATATAATATGCCAGTAGTAACTACTCGTGCATGTAATATTTATGGAACTGGAGACAATAATATTCAAAGATTAGTTCCTGGAGTTGTAAAGGCTTATAAGGATAGGGAAACCTTTATCATTAGAAACGGTGGTAGAGATATAAGAGAATACATTAATGTTAAAGATGTTGTATTGGCATACGACAAAATTCTATCTTACGGAGAACACATCAACAACATACCGTCATTTAATATTTCTTCTGGAGAAAGATACTCCACTTTAGAAGTGTTTAACATTATCCAAGATTCAATTGGACAACAGGTTAAGCATAAAATTATTGAAAGCGATGGGTTTGAAATTAAGAAACAGTTTATGAACTCATCTTTATTGCAAGAAAAAACTGGATGGAAGCCACAACGTAATATGAAAGATAGCATGAAAGAAATAGTTAATTTTTATATGGATAACCAATGACAGAGATGGTTGAAGTAGTTATTAATGGAGAGTTTAAGATAGTTCTGCCACAACATCGTGCAGATAGACCAGAATGGTATGAGCCAGAAGGTTGGGAGAAGATCCGAACCAAGTCTATGTCTGATAATATTGGCAAAGATGATGTTGTTTATTATGTAGGAGCAGAAGAGGGGGAGTTCCCTGCTTTATGCCAGTTGTGGGGGGCAAGAGTAGTTTTGTTTGAGCCAAACCCGCAAGTATGGTCACACTATCCAATACTTTGGTCCGCAAATAAACTTGAACCACCTATAGCAACAGTAGCAGCATTTGCATCTGACATAAACAATAATAAAACAGAAATATATCGTAATGGTTTTCCACCAGTATCAGATGAAGATCTAAACAAGGCACATGGATTTAAAGAGTTGTACCTTGAAGGAGATAGTTATGGTCAGATAACAATAGATAGCCTTGTGTATGAACATAAACTGGAGGCACCAACTGCAATATCTATTGACGTAGAAGGTAGTGAATGGAAAGTTCTTAAAGGGGCTGAAAAAGTTCTTAGAGAGCATAAGCCAAAGATTTGGTTGTCTGGTCATCCAGAATTTATGTTTCATCAGTTTGGCGAGTATCTATCTGAGGTAAGACATTGGATCAAAGAACTTGGATATAAAGAAACACTTCTTGACTACCAACACGAGGTTCATTTATTTTATGAGTAATTTAATTTTTAGTCCACATACAGATGATGCTATATTTTCTTTAGGTGATTATATTCTTGATAACGAAAGAATTACTATAGCCTCTGCATTTTCTGGTGTGCCTACAGACGATGTTGGATACAAGAAGCATACACTATTAAGGCAAGAACATGAGAAGGCCTGTGCAGTTGTTAATGCAAAAGTAATTAACAATGATTTGCTAGATGATGTTTATGGTAAGCAAGACAAGAATGTCTTGACTAATTGGGTTATAAGTATCATTAAAGATTTTGATCATATTTATATCCCACTAGGAGTCCATCATCCAGACCATATCTTATTATCAGATACCATATTTAGTGTTATGGATAATTTTGTAAAAGAATATTTTTTTTATTCAGAACTTCCTTATAGAGTTCTATACCCACAACTTTATGAAGAAAGATTAAATAAGTTTAAATCAAAATATAGCCTAGAAAAAATTTCAACAAAATTTACAAAAGAAAAACTAAACGCAATAAAAGAATATGGTTCACAGATAGATGAAAACCTTATAGAAAAACTATTAGTTGAAGAAAACTTGTGGAAAGTTATAAAATGATTAAAACATATCTTCTTTCTTTTAGCGAAAACGATTGTGCTGCTGACAAGTGGGACTATGGATTGTTAAAAGAAATATTTACTAAATATAACATAGAGCAGATCAAGGTGACTTCTTTGCCACAAGAAGATAGAGCCATTGTTGTTGTTCCTGGACCACAAAACATCAAGCATGAAGAATATATTAATAAAGAAATACAAAATATATCAAGGCTTGTTTTATTTATTAATGGTGATGAGGAGGGTAGGTTTGATATAACTAAAATTAAACACCCTAATGCTGAAATGTGGGTTCAGTATCCATATGCTAAGCATAGTAAGTTAAATAAACTCCCAATTGGCGTACCCCAACATTTAAAAAATTTACTTCCAGACTATCCATTAAAAAACTATGATGTATATTTTAGTGGTCAAATAACACATGAAAGAAGACAACAGGTAGCAAAAGTTCTACCTACCCTGCCAAATGCCCTTTTTACCCTCACAGCAGGCTTTGCACAGGGCGGAGAGCCTAAAGACTACTACAAGGCCCTAGCCAGTGCTAAGATCGCTCCTGCCCCTGCTGGTGCTGCAACGTTAGATACATTTAGATTCTTTGAGGCAATTGAAATGCTTTGCCTACCAATTGGAGATATGATAAACTCAAAGGGTGTGTATCTAGAGTTTTATAAAGATGTTTTTGGATATGAGCCGCCAACTGCATATGTTTCTGATTGGTCTGAACTGAATAACTTAGTTCCAAGACTGTTGGAGGATTATCCACAAAATATGCATAGGATGGTTGCTTGGTGGATTAAATATAAAAGAGATCTAGGTATAAAGATTATGGAGCAAGTTAATGAATAAAAATGATGTGACTGTTATTGTTGTAACTTCTGTTCTACCAAGCCATCCTGATACAGGAATACTTGATGAAACAATTAAACAAATAAGAATGCAACTTCCAGAAAGCGAAATAATCTTACAAGTAGATGGTCTTCGTGAAGAAAGACTTAATAGAAAAACAGACTATGATGAATTTAAAAGTCGTGTTTTATGGAAATGTTTGCATGAATGGAAAAATGTTCTACCAATAATATTTGATGAGCATAGCCATCAAACAACAATGATGAAAAAAACAATAGACTTAATTAAAACACCCATAATGCTTTATGTTGAAGGAGATGCTCCAATTACTGGTGACAGACATATTCATTGGGATGAATGCTTAGATATGTTGGAGTTTGGTAAAGCAAATACAATTAGATTTCACTTTGAAGCATCAATTCCTCCAGACCATAGCCACCTAATGCTTAAGAAAAGGGGAAACTTTTTAAAAACAATTCAATGGAGTCAAAGACCACACCTGTCTCGTGTTGATTATTATCGTGAGGAAGTGTTGCGAGTTTCAGATGAAAAAACTTTTATTGAAGATAAGTTTCATGGAGTTGTTCAAGATGATGGCTGGATCAAACATAAACTTTGGATATATCATCCAGAGGGTGACATTAAACGTTCCTATCATTTAGATGGACGTGAAGGTGGTAGAAAATTTACAACAGATGATGATGCTTGGGGATATAAAGAATGAGATTGGGAATTATTGCAAGATCAGATAATAGTGGGCTTGGCAACCAGACAAGAGAACTTGTAAACATGCTTAATCCAACAAAGATTATGCTTATTAATTCAACATCTTTTAATAAGAATAAGCAACATCCAGAATGGTATAACGGATATGATATACAGCCAGTTAGAGGCTTTCCTAGAAATGGAGACATAACATCTTTTCTTCGTGGATTAGATGTTGTATTAACGTGTGAAACATTTTATAGTAATCAGTTTATAGACCTTGCTAGGCGTGTTGGAGTTAAGACTGTATTGCAATATAACTATGAGTATTTAGATCATTTAAATAGATCTGATTTTGCTTTGCCAGATGTATTCCTTGGCCCTAGTCTATGGAACTTTGATCATATGACTGAGTTATTTGGTAGTAAAACTAATGTTACCTATCTACCGCCGCCAACAGACCATACATTGTTTGATAAAGTAAGAGATAACAACCTTTCTAAAAATCACAATCGAATACTGCACATTGGAGGAAAGGCTGCTTCTGAAGATAGAAATGGTACAAATTCTGTAGTAGATATGCTTAAGTATGCGGAAGAAGACTTTCAGGTTGTAATCAGAACGCAGACACCGCTAGATATAAAGTGCGATGATCCAAGATTAGTAATAGACAATACAGATTCAGAAAGCCGTGAGAATATGTATGATGGCTTTGATGCAATGATATTGCCAAGAAGATATGCTGGACTATGCCTGCCCATGAACGAAGCGCTTATGTCTGGGCTTCCAGTATTTATGACAGACATATCTCCAAACAACAAGATTCTTCCCCAAGAGTGGCTAGCAAAGTCTAACAAGATTGGTATACTTAGAACTAGAGCAGTGCTTGATGTACATAACGCAGACCCTAAAAATCTTGCAACAATTGTGGATGATTATATGAAACAAAAATCTAAGATTGAACAAAAGAAACAGGCTTTTGAAATTGCTATGAATAACTTTGCTGCAGAAAACTTAAAACAAAAGTATCTAGATATTTTAGAGAAATAAAAAAGCGGGTCCGAAGACCCGCCCTTCTATGTAAGATAAACTTACTTCTTGTCAGCAGGCTTCTTCTTAGCAGCCTTCTTAACAACCTTAGCACTCTTTAGTGCTGCCTCAATGTCTGACTCGGCAGGCATACGTCCGAATGCCGTGTCTGATGGATTGACTGCTCTCAAGACTACGGGCACTAATGCACCAAGTAGTGAGTAAGCCAATGTCTCTGGATCTGTCACACCAGATGCGTACATTGCAGTTGCTGCACCAAGAACTGATCGTCCGTATGATGCTAGTACTGCTTTAATTTGTTCGTTCATTTTTCCTCCTAGGATATAACTTTCGTTAGTATGTAGTAGCCAGCCCATAGGCCTATGATACCTGCAACACCCGCAAAAACGGGCGGTGCTGGAACTGGCAATTTGAATGCAGCAAATACAATGCCACATCCAAAACCTGTTATTATTGATAATATAATATCTTTCATCTGTTCCCCACTATATATTCTCTGTGATGTTTTTCACAGAAGTCTACGTATCTTGTTTCTGTCATGGCAAGTATTTTTGCTTCATCAACGCACTCTTCTATTTCACAAACTGCATAATCATATCTAATACTGTCTTCAAATTTTTTTAATTTTGGAACAATCATTCTTTCATTCCATGATCTTGGCTTGGATTCTCAGGGTGGTCTACAGGTGTTGGTGCTGTACAAAGGGCACCACAGTCGTGGCATTGTATATCTAGATGATACATTCCTACCATATATGTGCTTGAATCAAAAGAAACTAGGGCTCTAAACAATGTACCACCACAACTTGGGCACTCACAAGTTGGGATGCCTCTAGCGTCTATCATCGACTTCCTCTGGAAGCAACTTCTTTAAATCTTTATACGCTGCAGATATTTTTTTCATTGAGTGGTAGTGTGGATAGGCATCTCCAACAAGTCCATACTCATCAAAGTACATAATCTCTGGTTCAATATCTCTAACAAAAGTCTCTAATTGTGTTTGCACATCTTCAATATACTCAAATGCCCAATCACGAGAATCAGAAAGAAACTTAATAAAGTTTTCTTTATGTATGTCTTGATCTTCTTTGCTTACTGGAGACTGAATGTTTGCTTCAAATGCTTCTTGAATAGTAGAGTTAAGAACAACTAACTGTGCAAATGCCTTGGTAATTACCTCAAGCCTTTTTAGTACAGAAAAATATGCCATAGCAAATGACACTGAAAATAAACTAAGTACTATAATCGCTATTCTCATTCTATTCCTTTTCTCTTACTACTATTGTATCACTGCTAGCATTATACATTTTTTTAAAGTCTAAGCCTGTTAGTTTCTCGTATTCAGCAATAGTTCTAATAGACCCTGCTCCCCATATACCGCCCTCTATTCCGCACAGAACACGCTTCTGCTTTTCCTTAGAAATAACCTCTAACTCTTTCCATGATATTTCTCTAAGGTTCCTATCTTTCCAAACCTTGCTATATCCTTCACGCATATAAAAATGATATGCAATTGTTACACATGGGGAATAAATATCCCAGCCCCTTGTCCAGGCCCTTATTGCAAAACATAGTTCTTCACCAAAGAAACTAATCTCTGGATCATATGGAACTTCTTGTATAAGTTCTCCCTTAGAAAATACAAAGCCTGCTAAGATAGTTGTTGATTGCTCTGGAAGATTTTTATTTGTTAACTTAACTCTTTCTGCAGTCCACTCGCCACGTTTTGTAAGCATTGGCTTTTGCTTTGTAGCATATGGCAGTTGTGTTTTAGAGTTCTTTATGATACTAATCGTTTTATCTGGCTCTACATAAAATGGAGGAGGAAAGTAAGAAAGAATTATCTTGTTGTTGTTTGATATATCTTGTGCTTTTTTATATTGATCAATACAAATTTGATCCCAGTTCTTTTCAAATATTGTATGTGAATCAATTTGAAGAAAGTAGTCTTGTCCAGAATACATTGGAACAATTTGTGCTCTTGCATACCCAGCACCTCTTGCCATCTTAGGATGTATAGTGTTTAGCGTAAGGTTTGGAACCCAAGATAAATCTGGTGCAAATCTTTCAAACTCTTGAAGCATTACACCAAAATGTAAATCTTGTGGATTTACTGCATTATCCAGAGCAGAATGAATGGTTCTTTCCAATTCTGGATCTCTATAACTAGCAATTGATATAAAGATAGTCACTGCTTGACTGCCTCTCTAGTGACTAAAACAATTGCACCTTCCATTTCAAGAGCGTTCTTAAGTGTTAATACATACTGCAATGCCTGGATCTTATCATCATGAACCAATCCAGCAAAATGCTTTTCATCTAACTTAATAGTAAGAAAGTGTTCATTATCAATTATGTTTACACCAAATCCTTTTGGTGGTATAACTGAATGAAAAGCCCTACGCATTGCATCTGTATACACTATGCTTCTTGTTTCCAGTGCATGTATGATTTAATATATACCGCTGCATATGCCAATGCAGAGAATATGAAGCCATATTGTTTAGTCATTATTGCATAAGTTATCCATAAAGTTTCATTTAGTAAAAGAATGTGCCATCCCCAAATAGTCTTACGACCAACAAAGAAAATGCCTGTTACTCCTATTACCGCTAATACCCATGACCACATATTATTGCTCCATTGTTAATGATTGCCAAGTCAAAGACCATTCTTGCTTTGATCTATGATTACTAAACTCTCTTGAGATTTCTCCACCTTCTAGATAGATACCGCCCCAAACTCCCCACTCTTTACCAGATACGCCAACTGCAAAACATGTCTTTGCTACTGGACACGTTCTGCAAAGTGAGTCAACAAAGGCTCTACTTTCTGGTTTTTCTTCATATTCATCAAAGAATATATTTGTGTCAGAACCTAAACATTCTGCAGCATCTTTCCATAGATGTTGTTTCATGTTTAGCCCCTATATCTGTTTGGAATATCCCATCCGTTACGAGTGACCTTATAAACTCTTTGCATGTACCAAAGACCCTTTACTCTCACACCATTAACGGCAGTACGTGCGGAATCAGATCTCTTTAGATCTACAACATCCCATCCAATCCAAGAAAGATTGTTGTTACCCTTTACAATCTTTTCCATCTTTTCTAAACTTGTTACAATCATACTTTCCCCCTAGTATCTAAAAATTCCAACTTCGATATTTTCTAATTCAGCCTTAGCAACCAACTTTGATGGTGTTTGCTTTGGGTTACACAAGAATGCAAAATAGTTTACATGCCCCATGTTTTCTTCAACCCACTGGCCAGGAACTTTGTAGTATTTAATTTTCTTTCCTCTTGCTTTCATTCCACGTTCTGAAAGATTTGAAAATTCAGAAACCATGGCATTAATTTTTACAGGACCAACAGAGTAAATTGAAAACTCTTGATCATCATCTTTCATGCCAGATAGCGCAACACCCATAGCACGAATGAATACGCTGTAGTCACTAAACTCATTCGTTCCCTGTACTACCACTATCATCGTTTTTTCCTTTTCGTAAGTTATCTAATATAAAAAGCATCTTATCCATGTCTTTCTTAGACATAGTTGAAACATTTACTGGCTTTGTAGTATGTTCTACTATGTCACCACTTCTTGTTTCTGCAGAATAAAATATATTATCTTTTATCCAGTAAGCCTTGCCGTCTATAACAATAATCTTTATCATTGTGCTAGCAGCATGTTTTACTGATTGAGACTCAATTTCTTTTTTGCTATTTAATTTTTGCGGTATAAGATTTATAATAGTTTGATGCATGTCACTTTGTCTATACTTGACATTACTCAAATTCTTTAAAGCCTTATACCTGCTTAATTCAATTATAGACCAAGACAGGACCAATGTCAAGCCGATGGCTAAAACATATTCCATTTTATCTATTATTCAGATTTTGTTTTGGTTATTTTTGTAGCAGGAACTGGTGCAGATTGCATCATAACTAATCTATTTAACTTAAGTTGTGATTGCAATAACTGAAACTCCAGATCAGATGCTTTTTGTCTATAAAAGTTAACCAACTGTTTAACTTCTTCAATCCCCATGTCTTCCATACTCTACCCCTTTCTAAAACTGAATGGACTGTTTGCCCATGCTTTGTTTGCTTTTTCTCTTTCTACAATTGCACGACTCCATGCGAATCCTGCGTCTCCACCCCAGGCATCCCACATAATTCTTCCATTAGATGGAAACTCTGGACCATCATAAAAACCTTTACCCTTTTTATCTACTTCATGGCGAGAAAAAAATGAATACATTCTCTTAACTGTATCAAGAGACATTACAGATCCATTAACAATGTCTGTTGCTCTACCCCAACCTACAGGAGTGCCAGCACCAGTTGCCTTGCCATCTTCTTTCCACTTTAAAGCACGACGGGCAGCAGCCTTCATGCCAGCATTGGGTGAATATGTATCAGCCATTACTTATCCTTCTTTGGATGCTTAACTTCATATGGACCAAGAATAGATTTAACTGTACCGTTTTTATTCATACGGACAATCATTCCATCTTTAATCTGTGTTGCATTAAATGATTTTGCTTTTTTCTTTGGCATTACTTTACAAATGGGTTTAGATCAAAGATTGATCCACTCCATTGCCCCATACCCTTTGTTGCGTTGTTGCGCCAATCTTCAGGAAGCATATCCATCATACCAAGTGCTCTTGCACGTCGAACAATGTGTTCTTTTGCAGCAGCATAGTTTGATGCACGTCCCACAGACTGAATTGCATTTTGCAAGTCTCCACCATTTGCAATTGGAAATGATCCATCTGGCATTGCCATTCCTGATGCAGCCATATCTCTACGTGCATCCATTGAATAATCTCTTTTATCCATGTCTTCTCCTTTGTATGTGCCACCACGACGCTTATATTCTCCAACTACCCATGCATTTGCAACGGCAGAAGGATAAACATCAAATCTATCTTTTGCTTCTCTAATAACTCTTTCATAAAGTCTTGGATTAGAAGGAGTAGACCCACCTCTGCGTGGCTTAATCATATCTTCATAATCTGGTTTTGCCTTATCCATATCTTCATTATCTTCGTATGGGGCATTTGCCATTTCTCTTTTTCCAATTGATGAATCATACATTGCCATCGCAACTTCTGAATCCATTTCTTCTGAATCCATTTCCTCTTCTGTTTTTAATGGTGGAATTTTTACCATTAGTCCCATGCTACAAGCACTATAAAGTCTTGTTGCTTCCCATGTTCCGTCTTCTTCTTGTTCAAATAATTGAATTAATACTGCTGGATTTTCTGGTGTTGCCTGCAATGCATACTCTGTTCCAGTATTGCCAAGCATACCTTCGTACATGATATGTACAACCTGACCAATATGGAAGTCACCTTCTCCTCCATGTTCGGTCATAGCAAAGTCACCTTCTACCAAAGAGGTAGCAGCCTTTCCTATATTACCTTCACTTCTATTGATTGCATAAATTTGTGCAGCGGCCTCTGCTTTTGTAGCATGGCAGCCCATTACTTCGTTTGTTCCTTCTTTAAGGGCTGGAAACCCAGAACAACCGTACGAACCTTTTTCTCCGATATGATATGGCATAGTTAGATTATATCAGATTTCTCGCCTTTTAAGCAGGCGCTTTATCTCATTAAGATGCCACTGGTCATCCTTAGATAGTTTTGAAACCTCGCCCAAGTCAAAAGCCTTTGCCCCAACAGTTATTACAGGGTCTTCCTGCATAAAATCAATCTCCAGATATCCCATTTCCCACAGTTTTAACACATTTTTATTTACATCACTGATGTGTTCTTCATATAGTTCTGGCATTAGGTCTTTAATCTTTGGGGTAAAAGCATATAAGAACTCACCGCTATCTGAGTCTAATCCAACAACTTCAAGGCCACCATTTAAAAGAAGGTAGTCGATTGAATCTTGTTCTTCAGGTATCATGTTTTTCCCATCAGGGTTGAAGATCATCTTGAATATTTTTTTCATAATTTATAAATGCCTCTAGTTGCTCTCTTGTTTGTGCCCCAGTAGTTCTTTTAATTTCTGTACCGTTTTTAATTAATATAAACGTTGGAACAGAGCGGATCTCAAACTTCTTAGTAAGTTCCATTTCTGAATCAACATCAATCATTTGAAATTTAGTTACACTATCTTTATTCATTTCCTCAACAATTGGCTTTACTTTCTGACAAGGATTACACCAATCTGCTGTAAAATATAAAACGTGTGACATTACTTACCTGACTTTGCTCTTGCCTTTTTAAGTGCTTCAAAGTCTTTAACCTTTGTGTCTCCCATATAGCCCCAAGCATATCCATCATTAATCATCTTATCATTAAGTGATTCTGTATCTCCATTAACATATACCCAGCCAAGAATACGACCATACTTCTCAGATGAGTCCATCTTCTCAGTCTTGATTACAACAGACTTGGCATCTTTAAGATACTTCTTTAGATATTCTTTAGACTCAAGACCAAGAGCCTTCTCAGCAAGATCTTTTGTGCGAGACTCAGGGGTATCAATACCAGCAAGTCTTACTCTTGATTGAAATAAAATATCAAATCCCAAGTCAATTAGCACATCAATGGTATCTCCATCTACAATATTTTCTACTTTTCTTACATAATATTCATACATTAGTAGGATTCTCCCTTAGCCCTATTCTCAATTAACTTATCTCTTTCATCAACTACTGTTAATGCAAAAGACATCATCTTCTTGTACCCTTCAGGATTATCCATGATTTTATTGTAATGGTGTCCACAAAATATTAGGTCTCCAGATAGTCCTGTGACCTTTACCAAGGCTTCTGCTGCACATGAGTCACAGCGATCAGTTGCACCTAGTACCCACTCTTTTGACACAATCTCTTCTGTTATCATCGTACTCATAGTATATACCCTTACTTTTTGTTGTCTGTTGAATAGAAGCCTGAACCGTTAAATATTACACCGACAGAACCTGTCCACTGTCTTTGCATCATTTCGTTACAACACGATGGCTCTCTATCTTCACCGAATCCTCTTTCAAATTCAATAGACATAGAGCACACCGTGCATTTGTAATCATACTTTGGCATTATTTAACTGCAGATCCTTTTGAACCATTAGAAGTTTTTTTGATATTTTGTGACTTCTTTGCAGCATCTGCTGATGTTGTTTTTACTGGAGTTGCAGAAGCAGTATTAATCTTGTTGAGAAGTGGAGCATTTTCTTCACCAGTATAGACTGGACGACCCCAACCAACTACAGCATTTAACAACTTCTTCTTGTTGTTCTTTACATAGCCACGAGTTTTCTCAACGCACATTCCACCATTTCTTTGATCTCCCTTTGCAGTTCCTGAAGTGTTTCCTTCAATAACTTGAATTGTTCCATCTCCATTGTTCTTGATACAAAGACCAACATGCGAAATACGATTTACACCATCATCTGGGAAATCAAAATAAATCCAGTCTCCTGGCATTGGGTCATCATTACGTGCATCTGACCAACGACCTTCCTTCTTAAACTGATCTGATGCTGCTACTGTTGAAGCAGACTTTGGGAACTTTGCAACTCCTGAAGTCATAGCGCACCAAGAAACAAATGACTGGCACCATGGCTGAAAGTTAACCTTTATCCATGCACCATACTTTGTTTCGTTATCCTTTGGACCTTCAATGGTTCCAATTTCTTTCTTTGCAATCTCAATGATTGCTTCTACTGATCCCTTAATTGCCATTTTTATCTCCTAATATTAGTGAGCAGTTTAAACACATACTCAGGTGTTTATATCTATTATATCTTATTGGCTACTTTTTAGCAACCTTGATAGCGATTTCTTTTGGCTTCTTTTCTTCAGGAACAACACGGTCTATATCAATATGTAGCATACCGTCCTTCATTTCTGCCCCAGTTACTTCCATATATTCTCCAAGAGCAAATGATCGTACAAATTTACGACCAGCAATACCCTTATGAACTACTTCCGCATCTATTACTTCAACAATCTCACCCTTAATAACAAGAGTTCCATTGTCTATAGAGATTTTCAAGTCTTCCTTTGTAAATCCTGCAATAGCAAGAGATAGCCTATATGTATCTTCATCTAGTTTAAGAAGATCGTATGGAGGGTATGACTGTGAGTTTGTTTGATGTGCTGTGTTTAGACGGCTCAACTCTCTGTTGAAGCCAATAAAAAAAGGATCATTGAATAGATCCATAGCGTACTTTGTTACCATTTTATTCCCCTTTCAAGCGAATAAGTTAGTGCACCCCCATAAGGCAGGTGCACTACCTATTATATCACTATGCTACAGGTACCACAAGGTTGATTGACAATGACTTAAGATAGTCATATGTACCTTGATATGTTCCCTTATAATTTTTAGCCCAATGTGCTGCAAGAGCAGCGGTAGATGGAGAGGTTCCCATAATTCTTTCTCCTAAAATATCATATGTACCAAGAGCAAAGAAATCAATCTGTGGAGCCCTATTACTATAGAGTTCAACTCTATGGTCAGCATTAGAAGCACCTACCGCAATTGATTCAGAAATACAGGCTGGGTATCCAATTTGATCAGCCTTATAGTCATTACCAGCACTAAAGAATGTTCCTACATTAGCCTTTTGCAAAGAAGCAATTGTGTTTTGCAACGGACCATTTACTGGACAATAGTTAGCACCCTTTTTAAACTTAGAGTACTCAGAAAAAGATGTAGATGTTGCTACAATATTAAACTTTGTCTTATTCTTAACTACCCAATCAAGAGCCTGCTTTACAGTACTGTTAGAATTTACAGCAGCAAACATAGGATTCTTATCATTTTTATCTGCTGGAACAATACGAATAAAAACAATATTTACATTTGGATTAATTGCTTGTGCAACCTTTACCATTCGTGTACCATGCTCAAAACCATTTACTGCAGAACGTGTTGCAGATCCAGGACCTTCCATGAAGGTCTGCTTATTTGGACAACGCTTTTCTTCCATGATGCATACCTCATGAAATACATTTACTTTTGATGTATCTACACCTGTATCAATAATTGCAATTGCAACCTTTTCTTCAGCATGTACCGCTGGCAAAAATGCAACTGCAAATAGAATTGTAAAAATCCCCACTACTTTTTTCAATTAAATCTCCTTTATCTTAAATACTACTTGACATGGGTCGCCCCCTGCTTCCCATTCTGCTTCTTCTTCTTCGCTCATATATGGATCACCATCATGAGTATTACAGAACGGTTCTGTTATCCATCCCCGCTCAATTCCATTTTCCATCCAGATCTCAAACTCATTAAAATCTGCTTCTTTACTTTGCATATCTTTTAATATGTCATCAAAGTCTTCCATATATTTAGTATACCCCTATGCCTGTAAAAAGTCAACTGGACCAATGCAGGATGAACTAAATTGAATAGCACATCCTAAAGCAAGAGCAAGCCTACGCTTTGGATCTTTATGATTTTGGG